ATCTTCTACTGGTAATATACGTGTATACAAAAGATTCTCTCCAACACTGACCACCATTTTTACACAACATTTTTCAATTTCATTTGAAGTAATTTTTTCCATTCCGATTAATTCTTCAACCGTTATTGGTTGAATAACAAAAGTACTACCTGCTATAGATTCTCTTGTTTCCATTCCAGGAACTCTTACAGGATCTTGTGGAACAACGTTTCCTTGTTCATCAAATTGAGGTTCTGGTATTTCAAAATGATAAATTGGACCACTTGTTGCAATTAATTCATTCATTTCTTCTACACTCTTTTGTTCAAATATAATTGTTTCTTCTCCTGTAATCTTTCTAATTCTCATATACATTTTTCCAGTATATGCTCCAAATTCACTTGGAGTAAAAAGAAACTCTCTATTAGAGAAAGGTTCAAAAACATTATTATACATATGCATTTCTTTTGTATAACGTTCTATAAATTTACGTTTTGTATGTAAACGATTATCAGAATCTGGACCAAAAAGCTGTCCTTCTGTTGCTGATAAATCTGTAGTAGGATAATCATCATTATCATTTGGATGAGATTCAGAATCTAAAATTATATCCATATATTGAGGATAAAGTCTTTCTGCTTGTTCATCCGTGATATACTTTGCAATTAGGATATGGGCAGCATCACGAGCATAATGGTCTTTAGAATTAGGATCAATGTATATATCTAAAGGATTAAGAGTTTTAATGAATACTTCTCCTTTACCATGATCAGCCATTGGATCTTGATAAACATGTAATACGCCCATTCCTCCACAATAATAATCGTCTATTGCTTGTTTTAATTCTTCGTCTCCAGTAGAAACATCCCAAATATATTGAAATAAATCAGAAAATACTTTAGCAGTTTGTCTATCAGAGTCTTCTCTTGCTGAAGAACGAAATTGAGGAGAGTTATAAGTTAAAAGAGATTTTGCAGTTTCTACAATAGGATGAATACGATTTACTACAATTGGAGCTTGTCCACGAGATTCAAGGATTTCTTTCTCTTCATTTGTCCATTGAGCTCCAGCTCTAAACTCTATAGCTTCCTGAAACTTTTCTGCCCATAACTCACGAGAAGATTTATATTCATCAAATAACTCTAACGTTTCTTGAACGTCATCAATTATATTTGAATCTTCTGATTTAACACGATTGTGTTCATATCCAAAAACATCTTCTAAATCAAGTCTTGTCTGGGTTCTTGTCTTCTGTATTTTCTTTTGTATCTTGTTTGGCATCTATTCTTTCAATTGTAATGTACCCATTTGGTACATCTGTATGGTTCAATTTATCTAATTTAGATATAAATTTATTAAATGACATATAATACTTAACTAAATCAATCATCATATACAATAATCCTTCTGAGAACATACTAACAAAAATATGTACTTGTCAAGTAAAATCTACATAGTTTTCCAATTTTTTTCCTCATAGTAGTAGTAATCATCTTCTTCTCCCTCTTCTGAGGCTTCGTGATGAGGTTTATACGAATTCTTATTTGCATAGAAAAATCCATCTAATAAGTCATCATGTTTCCCTCTAGGATATAATAATAGTTCATCTATTAAAGGTTGCATCGTTTTTTGAATATATACATTTCCTTGAGCAAACAATGGTTGCAAACTCTCTAATCTATATGATTTAGATGTTCTAGGATTCTCTTTTATCTCTAATCCAGGAATAAAGAGTCCCATATCTGCTGACTTCTCTTTAATATATTGACGTAACATTTCCTGATATCCTACTGATTCTATCCTAGTCTTGGCACTTTTATATATTTTAAAGTTATCAATAATAGAATCTGCTAAATCTAATGGAGTAGCACGTTTTCTATAATAAGGAAGAACAAATCTATTACCAGATTGATCAATGCCAATGTTGAAGATGACAGAAAAGTCTGCTCCTCTCTTCGTACTAGATGCAGGGTCGACTCCTGTAAATATGTTTACAGGTCTCCTCTCATCTACTGCCTCACCATTTAGGTTCGTCAGAATGAGAGTTGACAACCCTTCATCATCCTTTTCGACATAACCCTCGTAATATTGTAAATGTTCTGCTCGAAATAGATTTTCTTCATCCCCTACAATCTGACAGAGATATTCTCTATAAAATACTGATACACGATTAATACTTTCCAATTCTTCTTTTTTATTCTTTAATGCTTCCACAGACCATATTGCAGGCCATAAAGAATATCCTTCATCTAAGTCAGGAGAGAATAATAAATTCTTCCATCCTTTCATATCCTTTAAAGTCTCAACGATACAACGTTCATGTTGAGGAGTACCAATAACACATACTCTTCCTCTAATAGGATCTAACGAAGGAACCCCCGATTGCAATAGCCAACGAAGATTTTGCTCCATTGCTTCTGCAGTTTTGGTATTATTCTCATCTTCAGGGTCATCTAAGATCAACAGAGTCGGACGTTGGTTTCCATGTTTGATTCCTCTTATCTGTTGTCCTGTACCCTTACAAATAATTACCGATCCATCTTTTAATTCTATCTCAGCATTAGACCATTTTCGTGCATTGTGCTGTCCCCAATACCCGAAGAAGTGTCTGAATTCTTTAGAATAGTCTAATACATCCTTGATTGTCCCTAATAACTTAACAGCATGTTGTTGTGTACGAGATACCAATACAATAACTTTAGGTCCTTTATCAAACATTAAATGATATAATGGATAGACACCAGCTACAATAGAGGACTTTGCATGCCCACGAGGTGCGATAATATTTATTTGTTTAGCTTCAGGCTTTAATAACCACTTGGTAATATCGTAATGAAACTTAGGAGAATCCTCACTAAACATGTTTGGCATCACCATACGGCCAAATAACAGCATATCCTGCTGCATTTTCAGTATTAATTTCTTTTTATTCACTAACTCTAACTGCCTGAACGTTTACTTCCATGTCTCTTGCTACCTCATAAAGTGTTGCAAGAAAGATTGCAAGTTTATCGTCGTCCCTACTTGATACTCGAAGATACTTCTTCGGAGACATCTTGTGTTTTGGTAGCTTTGAGTTTTTTACGTTGTTTTTCATAATTATCCTCTATCTGATGTGTCATATCGACTTCTAATGACTCTGTAAGTTGTTTTGTCTTTGGTGCCATATCTAAGAATATAGACAATTCTTTAGCAGCACGAATCATATCTGCACTAGATTCCTTGACTTTTGCTACTTCAATCGCATCTTTGATCACATCTAAGACAAATCCTTCGTCAATTTCCTTATCGGTAAGAATTTCTTTCAATTTTTCTTCAATCATCTTTTTAACCTCTTTTAGTTTCAGTAATTTTTTTGCAGCAATAACAGGGTTTTTCTGGTCTGGCCTATACAATGACCCTATTTTATGCATATCTGGGCTTAAACCAGCCATTTTGTACGCTAGAAAGGCATCTACAGCAAACTCTGCCCTACCTGTTTGTGCTTCTAGCTCATCATAGGACTTTGTAGACACTGTACAGAAGTTTCCAGATTCATAATGAGGCTCAAATTGTAGCTTTCGATGATTGCCTAACCATTGACGTCCAAACGGGAATACCATTTCAGTATTGGTTTTGTACATATTACGTGAAATACACTCTGAAACGTACTCATCGTCACTTAATCCCCACTCTCCAGCATTACATTCCTGCCAATACTTATAAATAATACCTTTTTCGTCTGCTTCTACCGACGTATAGACAGGAAATTCTTCTGGTTTGAAGTTATTTTTCTTTAATTTCTTTTTTATCTTGATCATCTTCTCTTTTTTCCAAATTTTTCTCCAAAAATTTTATAAATTCGTCTTTTTCACCCTTCATTTCTATATATAGGTCTAGGGCCTTATCCCCGTTGAAAACTTGCATCGTCAGATTTTCGATCTGCATCTTTAAAATACTAATAAATTTAAGTAAATCTTTCTTTGTTACTTTCTTTTTTGCTTTTTTTGCCATAACGTTAATCTTATTCGTAATTAATTTATCTTAATAAATTAATGTATTTTATTAACGTTACTTATTAACGTTAATACCTTACACCTAATTCAATTCTCTATCCTCTTTTAATAAGATACCAATATCTAATGCCTCTCGTGTTACGTTAATTTCTATCTCTGCGATCATCATTTCTTTCAATCGTTGTACGGCAGACGATTTTGCATCCACTGGAACCTTTACCCACTTCTTGCCATCGAAGCGTTCGAAGAACTCTGCTTCCGAAATTCTTTTCAAAAAATCTTTTGGTAATTTTCCCATGCTTTAATTTAAAACCGATTTTTTAAAAATGCAAGTAGAATGTGCGTACGTAGTATATATACAACCCACACACGCCATTTTCATTGTCGTTCCTTCGGATTTCGTTGAAAACTCGTAAACTCCTTTTCATCGAAACTTTACGACGACAACGAAAACTAAAGGCTTCACTTCAACTCTAACGCCCTTGGCCTTAGACTTGAAGAAAAAAAAGCCTTTATTCGCTAAATCGCCTTCGTTCAAAGACGAAGGGAAAGACATGTCTTTGTTCCGAAGCAAGCGTAGCTTGGTAGCTTTTAGACGAATCAATTCTTTTTTTTGTCTTCAGCCTTTGCCTAAAGGTGGCGTGTGTGGCTTGCCTTCCCTTTGGGTAGCAACAAGGTTGCCTATAATTTAATTGAAAGTGAGTATAATATGTCTCAACCAACAAAGTTAACTGCATCTCAACAAGTTCTTCTTGATATGTCTAATGATGAAAAGAGTAAGAATAGTGACGGTTTCTATTCCCAAAAGGGCGTAGACGGTTTAACCCCACTTGATGAAGTTGCTGAATTTAAATCGAGAGATTTTAGTGTAGGCGACATCTTTTCAGTCTATTTAGATTGTGCAGATGAAATAGTCATCCCAAACATTAACAAAGCCATTCGTGAATTGTTTAATGTGACTAAACTATCAGTAAAGGGCGAAAGTTCTAATTTCGTGCATACTGATAGTAATGGACGAAAATATCGTGCTATTCGTTTAGCATCGCATATTGAAAAGTAGTCTCATAGGTTTATGCTAATCCAATCGTCATTGAACGAATGATTACCATAGTTATAGGATATATGTATAGAGCAATTCTATGCATATATTCTATTTTACATTTGCTGAGAGAGAACACAACACAATAAACTCACTAATACCTTACACAAAAAATAGTGTAATTAAAGAAAGGAACACGAAATGACTGCAAAAAAGAATACCATTGAGAAAGCATTAATATATCAAGCCCAGACACATCCAAAAGGCTTATCATCACTACCAATAGTAATACAAAGATATTTTGCTAACCTACAAAAGAAAGTAGGTAGATAATGATAAAAAGAGATTATAAAGGTAGATTATTTGATAATGAATATAAATCTTTTGGACAATTTTTAAGTTATCTTGGTGGATACAATAATTATAAACAATGGTTAACAAAACTATGGACTAATGTTACACCTGGACCAACAAGAAATGAAATATGTCCTTATTGTAGTTCTGGAAAGAAATATAAAAAGTGCTGTGGTTTATAATGGCTTATATTCCAATGTATAAAAAAGAATTAGTATCATACATAGCAAAGCATTATAAAGCACCAAAAGATAAGTTTAATAAGTATAAGAAGAATTCACTTATTAGATTATATTACAAGATTAGATATTTAGATTAAAAACAAGAACGATAGATACGGTAAAGGATGGCCTAATCTTATATCGTATCGTTCTTGTAAGAAAAAACAAGAACTAAAACAAACCGAAGGAGAAGTATAATGTTAGAATTACAAGTTAAACCCAAAGAGAAAGAATCATATTTACAAAAAAAGACAAGAGAAAGAATCATATTTACAAGAAAAGAACTAAGATTATTATTTGATATGATAACTCTTTTACAAGAGAGTAGTGATTTTAAAAATAATCCTGATGAATTAATAGAATTATTGTATCAAGTAAGACATAAAGCATGTAGTTGTTCAGGTTGTAAAGAAATGAAATATACC